AAACACAACTGTTGTGCACATTCTCATCAAAGGGTGAATTACAGAATACACTACAAGAGATACGAGAAACTTATGTAATTGTCTATAACTATATCTATGTCTTACAAAATAAGATTAATGCGGATGAGTTATATATTACATATAATGTAAATAATGATGAAAGACCGATAGAGCCGGTAGAAGATACTATTTTAATTCACCGTAAAAAGGATTTTAATGTACTATACACCATTAATGCTTTAAATCAATTGGTTAAAGAAGAGAATGATGGTATGTTAGACCATAATTTTATAATTAATTGGGAAAATTTTAAGAATTCAATTATACTAACGGATACATCGGGAACAAAACGAATACAAACTAGAATTTTTGATATTATCAAATTTAATTAAATTTAACTTATTATGTTGCTAAGAAACGGATCTAAAGGTGAATTAGTCAAAAAAGTACAACAAGTTGTTGGAACAAATCCAGATGGTATTTTTGGAAAAGGAACTGAAACTGCTGTAAAAAATTATCAATCTAAATTTGGATTATCGGTTGATGGGTTAGTCGGTAAGGGTACATTATCTCATATGGGGTTAGTTGATGACTCTATTTTTAGTGGAAAAAAAGTTGAAAGTGGGGGATTAAACTATACCGAATATTTTTTACCCGAAGATGAGTATAAACACGGACCGGTTGAAATGGAATATGCATTTCTACATCACACCGCTGGTTGGCATAACCCATATAAAACTATTGAGTATTGGGATCGAGATGGTGGAACGATTGCAACTGAATGGGTATTAGGTGGGCCATCGGTTAAAGGAAATGATGAAAAATACGATGGTGAATTAGTACAATGTTTCCCAGCAGGAAATTATGCTTGGCATTTAGGTAAGAATGGTTCACAACATATGCATGTACATTCAGTTGGAATTGAAGTTTGTAACTTTGGTTACATTACTAACGGTAAAACCTATGCAGGAACGGTAGTCGATACATCACAAATAGTTAAATTAGCTAAGGAATTCCGAGGATATAGAGACTGGCATAGATATTCCAATAAACAAATTGAGAAATTGGAATCTTGGTTAAAATTTATAGCAAAAAGAGATGGGATTGATATTACTCAAGGTTTACCTCAACTAATCAAAGATAAAGGAGCTGATGCCTTCGAATTCAATGAAGATGCCTATTATGGTAAAATCAAAGGGGTATTGACGCATACAAATACACGTAAAGATAAATTCGATTTATTCCCTCAGCAGGAGTTAATGGATATGTTAGTATCTTTATAAAGTAAATAACTTAATATTTTTTAAAAAAGGGGGGAAGAAATTCTCCCCTTTATTTGTTTATATGAGAAATATTCCTTATATTTGTTTTTGTATATAAAGTTATGGCTCAAATAAAAAAAATAGATAAAAGATTTGGTAAAATCAAAAATAAATCGTATATTTGTACCAATATATAGAGAAAAATTATTACTAATAATATCTATATACGGTGTAGGATAGACACCTTAATAAAACCATAACTTATAAACTATAAACCTTTAAAATTTAAAAAAATGGCACTAGATTTAAGCGCAATCAGAGGTAGACTGAACAAACTACAAAACACATCAAGTCGTAAAGATAATTTGTGGAAACCAACTCCGGGTAAACACCAAGTAAGAATTGTTCCTTACAAATTCGCTCCTGAAAACCCATTTATCGAATTATTTTTCCATTACAACATCAACAACAAAACTTATTTATCACCATCATCGTTTGGTAGACCTGACCCAATTGTTGAGTTTGCTGAAAAGTTAAAAAGAATGGGTGATAAAGAAGATTGGAAAGCGGCGAAAAAGATGGAGCCCAAATTACGTACCTTTGTACCTGTCTTAGTTCGTGGTGAAGAAGGTGAAGGTGTTAAATTTTGGGGATTTGGTAAAACGGTATATCAAGAGATATTAGGTTATATTGCAGATCCTGATTACGGTGATATTACTGACCCAAATACGGGTAGAGATATTACTATTGAGTACACTGCGGCAGATGATGCAGGAACATCATACCCAGTAACTACTATTCGTGTTAAACCCAATGTTACCCCACTAGCACCTGATGCTACTGAGATACAAAAGTTCAAAGAGTCTCAAGTAGATATTACTGATATTTATTCGGAATTACCGTATGATGAACTAAAATCAGTTTTAGAAGGATGGTTAAACCCAACTGATGAAGCTAGTAATAGTGGTGGTGATTCAGTATCGCAGCAAACGTTATCTAATAGTAAACCGGCTGCACAACCACAAACTTCGCAACCTGCGGCTTCACCAACACCAACTGCAGAAACATCAACTTCTGATATCAGTACTGAAGATAAGAAGAAATTAGATGATGTATCTTCTGCGTTCGATGATTTATTTAATAAATAATTAAACTTTAAAATGGCAAAAAAAGAACTAGATTTAGCGGCAGAATTAGCTTCTGAGCTTAACAAAACAAGTAAAGACCAAAAAGTAGCATTCTTTTTGGGACAAGATGATGACGCACCTACAAATGTAGATGGGTGGGTTTCTACTGGAGCAGCTATGTTAGATGTTGCCATTTCAAATCGTTCGCATGGTGGACTTCCTGTTGGTAGAATAACCGAAATAACAGGATTAGAACAATCAGGAAAATCATTAGTATCAGCTCACCTCCTAGCGGAAACGCAAAAGAAAGGGGGTGTTGCTGTAATGATTGATACTGAAACTGCGGTAAGTAGAGAATTTTTAGAGGCGATTGGTGTTGATGTAGATAAACTTCTATATGTAACAGCTGACTCGGTTGAACAAATTTTTGAATTTACCGAAACGATTATTGAAAAGGTACGAACTACTCAAAAGGATAAGTTAGTAACTATTGTAGTTGACTCAGTAGCAGCAGCATCAAGTAAAAAAGAACTGGCAGCTGATTATGATAAAGATGGTTACGCTACCGATAAAGCTATTATCATATCCAAAGCAATGAGAAAAATTACTAATCTAATTGGTAGACAGAAAATTAGTTTGGTATTCACTAATCAACTTCGTCAAAAGATGAACGCTATGTTTGGTGACCCTTGGACTACATCAGGTGGAAAGGCTCTTGCATTTCATGCTTCGGTTAGACTTCGTTTAAAAGGAATGGGTCAAATCAAACAGAAAGTAAATGGGAATGATAAAGTAGTAGGTATGAAAGTCCGTTGTCAAGTGATTAAAAACCGAATGGGACCACCATTAAGGTCAGCTGATTTTGAAATTTACTTTGATAGGGGTATTGATAATTATGGCTCTTGGTTAGGTGTAATGAAAGAAAATAAGTTAGTAAAATTAGCTGGAGCTTGGTACACTTATATTGATACTGATACGGGCGAAGAGATTAAATTCCAATCCAAAGATTTTATCGATATGATGGAGGACAGAGATGAGTTGAGAGAGCAAATTTATCAAAGAATTTGTGAATCAACTATATTACAGTACAAATCAAATTCCAAAGATATTGATACTATGGAATTGGATGATAGTGAAGCTGAAGTTAAAGCTGAATGATATGAGGGATACGCTAATTAAGAATATCGAAAATTATGCTAATTCACAAATTGAACAACACCGTAGTAATATTGAATATCTTTTAAATACATCGGATACATCTAAATTAGATGTATTCGGTGATATTCAATCTGAATTAGATAAGATTCATCGATATGAAAATCAGATTAAGGTACTTCATAAATACTTTCTAACTGAAAACCCATATTCATTTGTAACAACTACAACTTAATGAAAGACTTATATAAGAATATTTTAAACAAAGTAACTGAAGAACATAAGACCAATCATTTACGTGAACGGAATAGTCGAGTTTTAATTATAGATGGATTAAATACCTTTATCCGAAGTTGGACTACTAATCCTACTATGAATGAGGATGGTGATCATACAGGTGGAGTTGTAGGTTCTTTAAAATCCATAGGTTACCAAATTAGAGAATTTAATCCAACACGATGTATTGTAGTTTTTGATGGACAGAATGGCTCTAAGAGTAGAAAGAAAATCCACTCTGGTTATAAAGCGGGACGTGAAAAAAATAGATTTAGGGTTAACCGACAATACGGTGAGATGTTGACAGAGGAGGAAGAACGACTTTCTATGAAACAACAGTTCGTTTGGTTAAACGATGTATTGGATTATTTACCTATTCAAACTATGATTTATGATGGGATTGAAGCTGATGATACTATTGCTTATCTAACTAAACAAGTAAGAGATCATGAGGGGGGTGAAGCGATTATCGTTTCAACCGATAAAGATTTCTTACAATTAGTATCGGAGAATGTAAAAGTTTTCTCACCTACTAAAAAGAAGTTATATGATAGACAGGCTGTTTATGATGAGTATAATATCTGGCCTCAAAATATTTTATTATATCGTACATTAGACGGTGATAAATCCGATAACATTCCCGGTATTCGTGGATGTGGGTTAAAAACCGTTTTAAAAAGATTTGATGAAATTACCGATGATAAGTTGATAACACATGATGAGTTTTTTAACTTATGTGAAAGTAAACAGGGTAAAATCAAAATTTATGATGATATACTAAAAGCAAAGGAACAACTTCTTATGAATAAACGCTTGATGGAGTTGGATAATCCACATATACCTACTAATCAAAAACTAAAAATATTAGATAGGTTTAATGCAGAGGATGTTAGCTTTAAAAAGATAGATTTTCTGAAAGTAGGTCAGAAATATAAAATCCTACAGAATTGGAGAGATATCAATGATTGGTTACATTCAACATTTCAAAATATTATTATAAAATAGTTTTAATAATCACTTAATTGAATTATATTAGGTGGAATATACACAATTCATATAAATGCAAAACACAGATACTCTTTCTAAATATGGACAATCATTCCAAACAAAGGTATTAGCTTCACTAATTACTGATGTTAAATTATTAGATACTTTATCTGAAATCATACATCCTAAATTTTTTGAATCGGAGGCTAACAAATGGATAGCAGATGAGATTATAAATTATTACAATGATTATAAAAAATCACCTACTATTGATGTATTTAAGTCAGAAATCTCTAAAATAGATGAACGGGGGTTTCAAACCAATATAGTTGAACAATTAAAATCCGTATTTACTAAAGTTGGTGATTCTGATTTAGATTATGTAAAAAAGGAATTTTCATCGTTTTGTATTAATCAAAATCTAAAACAAGCAATCGTTGACTCGGTAGATTTATTGAAAGCTGGGAGTTATGATAAGATTAAGGATTTAATAGATAAGGCAATGAAAGTTGGAGTTGACTCTGATATGGGACATGATTATCTATTAGAATTGGATGAACGTACTGATGAAGTTGATAGAAATACCGTTCCAACTGATTGGGAATGTTTGAACGGGTTAATGGATGGTGGATTAGGGCCAGGTGAATTAGGGGTAGTGGTAGCTCCCTCTGGAGTGGGTAAGACTTGGGTATTATGTGCATTAGGTGCAGCTGCAGTTAGAGCTGGTTTAAATGTAGTTCATTATTCATTGGAATTATCCGAATATTACGTAGGTCAACGATACGATACCGTATTTACCCAAATACCATCTACTGAAGTTAAAGAACGAAAAGATGAAGTAGCTGATAAAATTGGTAGATTATCTGGTAGATTATTAATTAAATATTTTCCACCAAAGGGAATTTCGCCAAAACGTATAGAAGCTCATATTGAAAAGATGACTGCAGCTGGTAATAAACCTGATTTAGTTATCATAGATTATGCTGATTTATTATTATCTCATACCAATAAATCTGACTCAACTTATGGTGAGCAAGGTGGGGTTTACATCGAACTAAGAGGTATGGGTGGTGAATTGGGAATACCTGTTTGGACTGCGAGCCAGACAAATCGTTCTGGCATTGACTCGGAAGTAATTGAAGCGGATAAGATAGCGGACTCTTATGCTAAAGTTATGAATGCTGATTTCATTATGAGTATTAGTAGAATGGCTAAAGATAAGTTAAATGATACCGCTAGATTTCATGTTATGAAAAACCGATTTGGTCCTGATGGGATTACATTTCCATCTAAAATGGATACTAATACTGGATATATTCAAGTTTACGATGGTAATTCATCGGCTGGT